ACGTTGGAGAGAACCTACAAATTGTAGCATCACCTTCTGGTTCAACAATTACTAATAAAAGCGGTCTCGTAGCAGACTCTAGCACTAAAGCAACCACAAACACTTTCCCACTACAACTTTTAGGTAGTGCGCAAGATGATTTGGGTTATACAAGTGCTGGTACTACTATGGACGTGCTAGTGAGAATTAACTCACATCAACACCGTACGGGCGCTACAGGCGTTACGGGTATATAATTAGGAAAGGATAGATTATGGCTATTTCAAGAGCACAACTCCTTAAAGAATTGGTACCTGGTTTACATGCGATTTTTGGAACTGAATATAACAGACACGAAAATGAACATGCGGTGCTATTCGATGAGGAAACATCAAATAGAGCCTTTGAAGAAGAAGTTTTATTTCCAGGTTTTGGAGAAGCTTCTGTTAAATTTGAAGGTCAAGGCGTTAACTATGCAGAAACTGGTGAAGGTTGGATTTCTAGATATCAACACGAAACTGTTGCTATGGCATTCTCAATTACTGAGGAAGCGATGGAAGACAATCTTTATGACAAACTGTCAACTAGATTAACAAAATCATTAGCAAGAGCTATGGCTTCTGCTAAACAAACTAAAGCAGCGAATGTATATAATAATGCATTCTCAAGCTCACAATTAGGTGGAGACGGCGTTGTACTATGTTCAACAGCTCACCCACTTCAAAGTGGTTCTACTGCTTCAAATACTTTTTCATCACAAGCAGAGCTTTCTGAAACTTCTTTAGAAACTGCTCTAATTGCGATTGCTGGATTTACTGACGATAGAGATATCCCAGTAGCGTTGCAAGCTCAAAGTTTGCACATTCCAAGAAACTTAGTATTCGTAGCTGAGAGATTATTAAAATCTCCTGGTAGAGTTGGTACTGCTGATAATGATATTAATGCACTTAACAACATGGGAATGTTGCCAAAAGGCTATTTCATAAATCATAGATTTACTGATACTAATAATTTCTTTATCAAAACAGACTCACCTAACGGTATGAAGATGTTTAACAGAGCTCCTGTTAAAACTTCTATGGAAGGTGACTTTGAAACTGGTAACGTTAGATACAAAGCAAGAGAGAGATACTCTTTTGGTTTCTCTGACTGGCGTGCTATTTTTGGAGCTAATCCAAGCTAATATTAAAAGGGGGCGCCATAAAAAGTGCCCCCTTAACAACCCAGAGACTGCTTAGGCAGACATAATAAAAAAGGAAAAGACAATGGGAACAACTACTTTTAACGGAACAGTCAGATCGGAAACTGGCTTTTCACAAATAACAAAAAATAGCACTACAGGTGTTATTACAGAAAATACAACTATCGATTCAAGTGGTAACACTTCAGTCGCTGGAACATTAGGTGTAACAGGCAGATCAACTCTAACTGGAAATACTATTGCAACAACTGCAGGTACAGGTATTACAACTGGTACAGGTACAGTTTACGCAGCTTCAGTAATTAAAACAGGCGGTATTTTTCATACTAAAATTTTAATTGATTTAACAGGTTTAGCATCATCTGGCTCTGGTGACATTATTGGAAAAGCAGCAACTGCTAATTCTCATATTGGACAAATCACAGCAGCAGTAAATGGAACAGTTCTAGGCGGAAAATTAACTTGCTTAGAAGCTCCAGCAGGTGGAGATCCAGACATCAATTTATGGTATGCGGATGAAGCAACTGGTGCAGAAGATGCAGCAATTACAAGTTTAACAAACCAAGTGCAAATGTGTGACAGTGGTGATTTAGCTTTAAACAGCGTAATCAGTATTCCAACACCGCCAGCAGCAGATAAATATATTTATATGGCAACTGGTGCAGCAACAGACGCTGATTATACAGCTGGAAAATTACTTATAGAATTTTTCGGTTATACTGCGTAACTAATTAACATCGAGTGAGGTGTAAAAACCTCACTTTTTATAAAGGACAAAACTATGGCAGGATATTCAGACGTAAAGTCTACATTCATATCAGATACTGTAGCAGCAGATGATAATGGTTATTCAGCTTCAGCACAAGTTGCCAACAATGCGGCATTAGTGCTTGGCGGAGCTTTAGCTTCTGGTGGTTCTGTAACTAATAGTTCAGGTAGACTAACTGAAATTACATCAGGTGGAGACGACAGTGGTATTTCATTTACTGTTGTAGGAACAGATGTTACAGGTACAGCGATGACAGAATCAATTACTGGTGCGGACACAGGTGCTGCAACAGGAAGTAAATTTTTTAAAACAGTCACATCTATAACTGCAGTTGGTGATCCAGCTGGAACAGTAATTGCAGGAACAACTGCAAGTGCGGCAGATGTTGTATTTGCAGGCCCTACAAGGTTAAAGGGGGCAAATATGGTTAATGATGCGGCGGCAGGAACAGTTGAGTTTGTTGATACTTCAGATGGTTCAGCTATCGGTTCAGCAAGCGTTTTATTAAAAGTTGGCACTGTAGCTTCAGCTACTGCTATCAGAGATATGACAATTCCTGATGAAGGATTAAGATTTAAAAACGGTTGCTTTGTTAAGTTTACTGTAGGTAAATGCGAAAGTATAACTACATTCCAGGCTTAGCATGGAAGAAACAAACGTTGATATAAAAAATAAACTTGATATTGTAGAACTAAGAGGTGAAATAAAATTACTGCGTCAAGAAGTTGATACAGTAAAAAATAATCACATCTGGCATTTACAAAAATCAATAGACGGTATTAATAAAGTATTATGGACTGTAGGGTTCATGGTTCTAGCTCAATTTCTTTGGGTTATTAAAACTGTTATAATGGGATAGGAGACTAGTATGGCTACCTCTGGTACTTATACTTTTAATCTTGATACTGGTGAAATAATACAGGAAGCTTATGAGCGTTGTGGTGTAGAAACCAAAAGCGGTTATGATTTAAAAACTGCTAGACGCTCATTAAACTTATTATTAACTAAATGGGTTAACGATGGTGTAAATTTATTTACATTAGATTTAGAAACAACTAATATGACCAAAGATCAAGGTTTTGTTACGTTTAATTCAACATCACATTTAGATGTGTTAGATGCAGCAATCAGAGATAACTCTGATTCTTCTGCTACTTCAGATATTATTTTAGAAAGAATTAGTATGGATGAATATCTTGCTATTCCTAGTAAATTAAATACAGGTAAACCTGTACAGTATGCAGTTGAAAGAAATTCACAATTTACATCTTCTGCATCAGCAACTCATAAAGTTTATCTATGGCCTGTGCCAGATCAAACATATTATCAATTTCTAAGTTGGAGTATTAAATATCCACAAGATGTATCTGCAACGTATACACAAAATCCAGATATACCTAGAAGATATTTACCAGCATTGGTTAGCGGTTTAGCTGTAGAGTTAGCTGTTAAAAAAGCACCAGATAGACTTGCAGTATTAAAACCATTGTATGATCAAGACTGGGAAAAAGCCAGAGAAGAAGATAGAGAAAGAGTTAGTTTTCACGTACAACCACAGGTTTACTAATGGCTAGATATTCTGCTGGTAAAAAAGCACATTTAATTGAAGATCGTTATGGTCGTAAAATTAGATATAAAGATGCAAGAACAGAATGGACAGGAAGTCGTGTTCATAAAGCTGATTTTGAATCTAAGCATCCTCAGTTAGAACCACAGAAATATCTAAAGAAAACTAGATCAGATCTTTTATTTAAACCAAGACCTGATAACGACAGTAAAAATCAAACTACAACTTTTAGAGCAGGGCCTTTATTTAAAAACTTTGCTGCTAAGATGGGCACATTTGTTGGTGAAGTATCATTAAACATTGCAGAAGATTCTCCAGGTTTTGAAGCGACAGCATCCCAAGGCACTCCAGCTTACACAGCACAAACTAATCCATCTGGAATAGCAAGCACATCTGCACAAGGTACAATAGCTGCAACAGCTATAACTAATCCTACAGGAATAGCNGCTACTTCTNGTCAAGGGGGGCCACAATTTAATTTAACTGAGAATGCACCAGGACAAGCAGGTACTTCAGCACAAGGTTCACTAATCTTTAGTGCTACAGAAAACTTAGCAGGTATTGGTTCAACATCAGCTCAAGGTACAGTTACACCACAACTAGTTGTTGCATTAAGTGGGTTGCAAATGACTGCTGGACGTGGTACAATAACAATAGGACAGCCTGGATGGGGTAACAATCCATTTGGCTTAGGAACATGGAACGCTTAATATGGGATTAACTTACGTACAACTAAAACAAGCTATACAAGATTGGACTGAGAATGATGGCTCTGAATTTACTACAGCTACTGGTTCTGGTAAAGCGCCGATTGACTTATGTATAGAACTAGCTGAAGACAGGATTCAAAGAGAAACAGATCTTAATTATTTTAGAAAAACCACTACTATTTTAGTAACAGCAAATACTAATACAACTGACATCCCTCAAGATGTATATATTACAAGATATATGAAGCTACAAACAGGTGAGTTTTTAGAAGAAAAAGACGATACATTTATAAGAGAATACACTCAAAATAGTGCTACAACAGGCACGCCGAAGTTTTTTGGATATACTAGCACAGGTGCGGCATACACTTCTAGTAATAGACAAGTAAATTATTTATTTGGCCCTGTTCCTAGTGTTGACACTACGCTAGAAATAGGTTATACTATTAAACCAACAGGATTAAGTTCATCCAACGCAAACACATACGTTGGTGATTTTGCTCCTGATGTCATATTATATGGTAGTCTTGTAGAGGCTAGTATATTTATGAAAGATACGGCTGAGAAATTGCAAAGATATCAAGGGTTATATGACCGATCTTTACAAACATTCATGGCTCAAGAACAAATACGAAAACGAACTGACGAGTTCATAAAAGGTGAAATAAAAGGATAAGATTATGGCAGGATTAACATCAGCACTTTGCAGCACTTTTAAGAAGGAACTATTGGAAGGCGATCATGACTTCAACAATGGAGCTGATGCTTTTAAGCTAGCCTTATTTAAAGCCAATGCAAGTATAACAGGAACACACGGAGCAGCTACAACAAACTACTCTGATATGACTGGTAACTCAGACGAACTAGCAAATGGAAACGGATATTCAACAGGCGGAAATACATTAACAAATGTAGATCCAAGTGTTTCAGGCACAACAGCAATTACAGATTTTGCGGATACTTCATTTACTTCTGCAACATTTACAACTAGAGGTTGTTTAATTTATAATTCAAACGATTCAAATTCAGCAGTAATGGTGATTGACTTTGGTGGAGACTACACAGTAACAGGGGGCACATTTACTATTGCATTCCCAACTGCAGATGCATCAAACGCAATTATTAGAATTGCATAAGGAATAAACTATGTCATCAACATGGAGTAATTTAGGTTTAAGGTTAATGGCCACAGGGGAAAATGACGGAACCTGGGGTGCACAAACAAATGACAACTTAAATAGGATAGAAGATTCAATTAGTG